AGACGGAATGCCGCCATGCCATGGCGGCTTCCCCGCCGGGTCCGGCGGTGGAAGAAGGGTTGAAAGCGCAGGTCGGCTAGTCTAAAGGGACGCCTCCGTTGGGGGATCGTCTAACGGTAGGACCATCCCAAGTCACTGTTATATATAGAGCGCGTCCAACTTTTCGCGGTCTGTTCACGCTTCAAAAAATCCAGCAATTCCGCCATCGCGCAAACGCAGTTGGACGCCGCTCGACTCCATTCGCGCAAGGCGCTACCGCTTCCCGCGAGGAGTTGTCCCCATGGCTGAGGAATCCGGCTGAAACCGCCAGGAGAACTCTGCCGTGACCTTTTACGACCTTGCTGACCAACAACAGCAGATCGCCCGCGCCCAGCGCGCCGCCCTGGTCACTACCCTTCAGGAGGCGGCGCAGGAAAGGTTTAGCATCTGGGTATTCTGCCCCTGGTGCGGCCGCTCGCACCTGGCGGATGCTCAATGGCTCACGAACCAGGTCAAAGACCCGCCGAATATGCTGGACGAACTGGAGAAGCGCCTGCGCTGCGGCAGTTGCCGGCGCTGGGGTGCAAAGTTGATTCCCACAGACCGTACCATGGTCTCCTTTGACCGCTTCCCGGGTGATCGCTGATCATGGCGGCCAGATGGTGAGACTATTCTTTGCTGCCGGCTTCGCCCTGGTCTGCTGGCGCTCTAGCCTGGGGATCGCCGCACCGCTCCGGGCATACCGCCGGGGCGGCGACGGTCGTGCCCTGGCCATCGCGGGCGCGTGGACCATGCTTTGCGTCGGCGCCGGCGGCGCCTCGCTATATCTGCTGGTGACGGCATGACCAAAAGTATTACGATCCCTGGCGGCTGATGCGCGGCGGCTCTGTCAAGGGCTGCACAAATTCCTTCGCCACATCGTCGTCCAGGCCGGCCTGCCTCTTCGCTTCGGCATTTGCCAGATCCAGTAAATGCGCCAGCGGCAACCACGGCACATAAGGTTGCCTAAGACCAGGCCCACTCCCGAGTGGGGATGTGGGGATTAGCCCGGCGCTGATCCCGGCCGGCGGCACCGGCGCCTTTGTCGGCGTGATGACCTGAAAAAGCGGGAAATTCCCGGCGGGGAAAATGCCTGCCTGGAAACCCAGGCTTTCCGCTGAAAATACTGGCGGGTAAGCCTTGCGCCGCCCTCATTCATGACCTATATATAGGTCATGGCGATGGTCAATAGGGCCGCGCCGGAAGGGCAAGGAGGCCCGCCATGGCTGGATATTGCGGTTACACAAAGTCTAATAACGCTCTCGCCGCCGAAGCGGAGGACAAGCTGCCGTTGACGCGCGCCGTCGCCGCGCTCGCGGAAAGAGCGGGTGTGAAGCGCAGGCTTGCACGCGAGGTGCTGATGGCTCGCGGCGCGTGCGAGTGGCATCACACCTCCAAACGCTACAACCGCACCGATTATTATGATGTCGCTGCGGCATCTCGTTGGCTGCGATGGGCACCGCAGCGCGATGAGTTTGATCGTTCGTGGCGGGCGGCAGCGGCGGCAGCGCATAAAGGCTTTAGTGGTGACGCCGCTCACGCGCGCACCATGCCGATATTCGAGGCCGCGGCGGCAGCTATGAGTCTCACGGTCGAGCAGGTGCGCGCGCTTTACTATCGCTGCGAGGATGAAGGGGAGGGTGAAGCGTGAGCCTGACTGCTGCCGAGCTTCGCGCCTTGGGCCTGGCGGCCTGGGGCCATGAATGGCAATCGCCGTTGGCGCGTGCGGTCGGCGTGACGCCGCGCACCGTGCGGCGCTGGGCGTCCGGCGACACGCCAATCCCGGAGCGCGCAGAGGCTGACATCCGCCGCGCGCTCGGCGCGGAGGATGCGCCTGGCGGCCTGTGGCCGCGCGATGAATGGATCGTGCAGCGCGAGGATGGCGCGCGCATGTATGTCGCGCACACGCTGGCGCCACGCTTTATCGCGCGGGCGGTGGAGGTCGATGACGATGGCCGCCCGCTCGCCAGCGAGATCCCCGCCAACGTGCTGGACGGCGTGACCTATGCCAGCGGCGACCTGGTGCTGTGTGAGATCGCCTGGATCGACGCGCCGCCAGGACCGAAGGAGTTGACATCTCTGATGGAAGGCGCCGCTGACGCGCTGGAAAAATAAAAAGCCCCGCTCGGCTTTCACCGGCGGGGCCAGGGTGCGCGACGCTCGGGGAGATCGAACGGCGCTATTTATGAAAAATCGCGACAGCCGACATGATGCCGGCCAGAAGCCACGGCGCGCTTTCCGCCAGCCACGCCCCCAGGGACGCGCCGCCCTTCACGCGATTGCCGAGCGCTTCCAGCGCCTGGACCCGTTTTGACAGGATATCGACTCGCTTATCGAACTCCTTGGCTTCGATACGGATCACGCGCTCCCGCACATCATCGATTTTTCCGCTCAGAGTTTCGAGATGCCGGGTCTGGGCGGCGATGTTCTCGCCCATCTGCCGAAGCACCGTGATCTCGATATGTTGCAAGGCTTCGGGCTTCTGCATGGGCATCATCACTTCTTGATCGCTGGTTGTCTCGCTCACTTTCCACCCTCCACCGCCGCCTGAAGCGCGCTCAACTGCTCGGCGTTGTCGCGGGCGGCACCGAAATTCTGGGCGAGCAGGGCGACAAAATCAGACAGTGCAATGCCCGAGGCGGCGTCATCAGGCTGGCCGGGGGCGATAAGGGCGGCGACAACACCGGGATCGGAACCGGAGGCGGCGGCGTCGAACAGGCGCACAGCGCCGACAGGCACAACACAAGCAGCATCGCTTTTGGCAGAGACATAGATGGGCACCTTTCGGATGATGGTCTGGGTGACGGTCTGGGCGTGGTTGAGTCCGTCCTGATAGGCGGCGGCGATCTTGTCCTGGGCGGTGCGCTGGGCGGTCTGCGCGGCCAGCACGGCGGCTGTGGCCTGTGCCGCGAACTCGGCCTCAGCCTTCGCATCATCGGCCACCTGAAGCTTCAGCGCCGCCACCTGGGCCTTGTAGCCGCCGCCGAACATCGGCCAGCCGTCGATCTGGGCGGTCTGCCACGCAAAGGCCAGGGCGAACAGCATGGCTACGCCGGTGGCGACAGGCCCGGCGATCTTGCTGGTGAGCCAGCCCCACGCCAGGGCCACCATCAGCCCTGCTCCCGCTTATCCTGCTTCACCAGGCGGCCGCCGATGCCCGCCGCCAGCAGGCCCAGCGTGATGGTGGTGACAAGCCAATGCGGGACGTTCTGTTTCAGATCGTCTCCAAAGGCCGCCCAGGCCCCTTGCACGGCCACGGCCAGCGCCATGGCCTGGACAGAGAACCAGCGCCACGCACGGCGGGCGTCTTCGATGATCTCGAATTTCATAGTGGCTCCTATTAAACAGCTAGGGTGGATTGCCGATGCGCCGCATCGAGGCGCCAACAGGCAATGTCAAAATATTTGGCCTCGACCTCGATACCGACGAAGCGGCGGCCTTGGCTGGCGGCGGCAATGCCGGTTGTTCCCGATCCCATGTACGGATCACAGATGACTTGAGCATCGGCGCAGAAACCGATGCACCATTCCATGACTGAGATGGGCTTTTGAAATGGGTGAGCGCTGCTGGCGTGAGGCTCAAATCCCGCCTCCATTGCAGCCGAGCTACCAGCGAAGGTCTTTTCCATCATGTAGATGCCGCGCCCCTTTGATAGCCACGCGACTTCACCATCCGCGAGGAATGTCCCATAGGCATGGGGGCGCCGCTTCGCCCAGACCAAAAGTGATCCAGGCCCAAGGTGCTGCATGAAATTGTTGCACCCGAAGATCACCTGAACTCTGCCCGCTTGAAGCAGGTGAGACGGGTCGAACGGCGCATCGTCGCCTTTAATTTGTCCGTGATGTGCACCGCCACGGCCATTATGGCCGCGCGCCGTGTTACCACCGCTGAAGCGTTTGCTGCTGCCGCTATGCTTGATGCCGTATGGCGGATCAGTCACGATCGCATCAACCCCGGCGAGCGTTGGCAGTATCTCGCGGCAGTCCCCGAGATAGAGCGTGGCATTCCCGATGTGTTCGACCCGGCTCATAAAACTGTTCTCTTCAAAGAAGCAGGCCGAGGCCGGCGAAGGCCGCAACGGTGACGGCGGCAAGCAGGAAGGCCGCCCGCCAGGAAATACCGGCTGACCACCACGCGGCGGCGAACAGCAGCCAGACCAGAAGCACGAGAACGGCGGCGGTGGTGCTCATGCCTGGAAAATCTCCATCGCCTTGGCGGTCAGGGCATGGCGCTGTTCAAGCCCGACAAGGCCGGGCCCGTTGATAATGCGGGTGACGCCCGCCACGTCACCAGCTCGTGCCGGCGCGGCGCAGCCATGGGCGGTCCAGAACCATAGAGCCGTAAGCACCGCGCCCTCCGGCTGAGCGACCTGATCGGGAAAATCCTCGTAAGGATGGTTCAGCGCTGCTGCGGCGGCGCGGTAATTGGCCCTGCCGGTAAGCTGAAAGCAGCCCCGCCCCCGGAATCTCCAGCCGTCGTCGCTGCCCTCTTCGCCATTGCCCAAGCGCCCGGCATAGACCCGGTTGGCGATGGCTTGCGGTCCCTGCCGGATCAGCGCCGCCGCATCGACCTCGCCATGCACGGCGCTGAACATCGCATCCAGCCGGGCCGGCGAGGTGTAACGAAGATTCTCCTCAAAGCGGGTAAAGCCCGCCGTCTCATGGCAAGCTTGGGCCAGGAAGCAGGCCCGCTCCGCCGCATCCACAATCCTGAAGCGCTGGAAGCCGGATTCCAGCGCCAGCGCCAGATCAGCGGCGTGTAGCACCTTGGGCGCCAGCGCGATCAGCCGCGCCACTGTGACGATCGACATCAATCGATCCGCGTGGCGCCGGGGAAGTCGTTCGCCGCCAGCCAATTGTAAATGTCGGATTTCAGGACCGTGCCATCGGGATTGATCGGAACGCCCACCTGAATCGGCTCGTTCCTCTTGACGCCGGGTTCGCTGGCATCCAGGGCTTCCCTCTGCGCTCTTTCCTGCGCTTCCAGGGCCTCCACCTGCTTTGTGAAGGCCACATGCTCGGCCTGGTGGCGGGCGCGCGTGGCCGCCCGTTCCTCTTCGCCCAGGTCCAGGAATTTGGCCCGGGCGGCGGCCTGCTCGTTCTTCTTCGCGATGATCTGATCCGGGATGGGTTTCAGAGCGGCCTTGGCCGCCTTGTGCCGAAGCCTGGTCGGCTTGTCGGTGAAGATTTCGATATGGGCGATCACCAGCCCGGTATCGAAATCCGCCTGATAGCTGCGGACATAGACGTAGCGCGGGGACGAGCCGAAGCTGTCCCGCACATTGGCGAGAAGGGCCATGGGATTTTCCTTTCGAGTTAGGCGGCTTCCAACGCCGCCAGGCGTGTTTCAAACACGGCATCGCGCGCGTCGAGTTCTTTGATCGCAGCCATGATGAGCGGAATATACTCTTCCTTCATTACAAGGCTGTTCTCCCCATCGGATGAGGCTGCAGCAGGCCAATGTTCTGCTGCGTCTTCATAAAACAGAAATGCCCGCTTCTCCCGCTCATCTGGATCATCAATATATCGACCAAGGGATGTCTCATGGGCGGCGATGATAGAAGTGGCACCAGCAATTTGTTCGATATCTCTCTTCTTGCCCCGTTCCGAAATTGACCCCCAGGACGTTGCTCCCACAGCCAAAGCCATGCCACCACTGTCGCCAGAAATCACGTTGAACGAGTTGAGGCTGCGCAGGAATGTATTATTGGAATTGAAGTCAATATCGAGCGAGCCAGTGTCACCGGCCCCAGAATTGCGGGCAATATGAAGTGCAATATTTGATGTCGAAGACGTGATAGATACCAGCCCTTCAACGACATTACCGCTGAACACTGCGCGCGATACCGTCATGGTCCCGATTATTGTCGGGGTGTGGATACCATCAGAATCCCACGTCACGCCGTCCGGGCCAATGAGAGAACCCGAGAGCGTCGGGCTATCTGCCCGGACCACATCGCCAGTGCCGGTTGAATTGTCAGTCAGCAGGTCGGCCAGAACGTCCGCCGGCGCCTTTTTCACCCAGATACCGGTGTCCCCGACCAGCATGTCACCATCGCCCGGCGCATCGTCACCCATCATCTCCGCGATGGAGAGAATGGGGCCGTTGAGATATTCCAGCCACCGGACCGTGGTTTCCGCCAGCACGCGGCTGTCGGGAATGATCAGAACCGTATAGGCCGCATCATCCGATGTTTCGCCGCCCCAATTCTCAACCAGCGTTGCGGTGCCCGCGTCAGCGTCGAGCGAGGCGATGGTGCCGCTGGCGCCGCCCTGCTGGAAAATCCAGCCAGCGCGGAACAGCGAAACCGATACCCCGGCGAAGGTCACGGTCTTGCTGCCCGCCGTGGCTGCGGCCGTGCCATCATTGATATAGCCGTTGGCCATGGCTTCAGCCCTCGATGGTCACGTTCGACGGCGGCGGAGATTTGAGCGCCGCCACCTGGTTCTTCAGGTCCTCGACCTCGGCCAGAGCCGTTTTCAGCGCCGCATGGGCCTTTTCCTTTTCGGCGCGCTCGATATCGAGTTCATAGGCCAGCGCGGCTCGGCGGCTCTGATGCTCCTGGCAAATCCGCTCCAACTCGCGGATGGCGGCATTGATGGGGTTGGCGGGCTGGGCGGCGGGTTCGGGTTTTGTCATCGCAATACTTGCTCCTGATAGACAACGACTTCCTGTGTGTTGCTTCCACCTGTCGCCTCGATGCTGCCCTGGATAAACACCGTGCAGGTGCCAGTACCTGAAAAGCTGGCCGGCATGTCGCAGAGGAAGTAGAAGCATTCGTTCTGATCGGCGAAGGTGTCGCGATCCACCTTCTTCGTGAAGGTGTAATTCTTGCTATGCGTTCCATCCGTGATGGTGACGGCGACGATATAGGTGAAGGTGTGTGCGGTTCCGCTGGTCACCTCGCGCGTGGTCACACCAATGCTGACGGGGTTGCCGCCGTAGAGGTTCAGAACATCGGATGAAATGATCGTCTGCGCCGATGTGTTGGGCGTAATGCTGCCCGCGCCGCGATGCACGGTGGTGGCCGAACCAACCTTCAGGTGGTTCGTTTCAACGGTATCGGCCTTGATGCTTTTGATATAGAGCGTGCCGCCACTGATGACCAGCGCGCTATCCAGGGAGGCTGCGTCCAGCCCATCAGTTATAACGGTCCGCTGCCCAACCAGCCACACGCTGCCGTCACCACCGGATGCGGTAATGTAAAGCCCTGGATTGGTGGACCCGCCCGCGTCGGAGGTGGCCGCCGACAAGCCGATGGTGGTGGTCGCACCTCCCAGGCTGGCCTCGGTGGTGAACCGCAGCCGTGCCGTGGCGATGCTGAGCCCGTAGGATGAATTGAGTTCATCCAGCAGGTTTGCCGTCGTCGTCAGATCGCTGGAACTAGCCTTGGCCGCGATGGCTGTCGCCACGGTGGAAGACGGCGAATAGCTGCCGCCGATGGTGGCAGACAGGTCGGCGGTTTGACCCGACAGGACGGTGATCTGCCCGCCCTGGGTATCCACCAGCACATTGGTGGCGGTAAGAGCAGAGGCATCTGCCTTGCCGGGCAATGCCGCATCCAGCGCCGTCACATCCTCTGCCAGCGCCGCCACTTCATTCGTGGCGACCGTGATTCTTTCGTCAAAGCTGGCCGTCAGATCACCAACCGCCTGGAGCGACCGCCGTATTTCCTGCCTGTTTGCGGCTGCCCCTAGCCCAAGCTCAGCCGCTGTCTGCGAAACCCCGTGCAATTGGTCCAGCACGTCCGCGAAACCCTGCCCCGTGAAGTCCATGAGCTGGCGGGCGGTGGGGCCGAAGTCGATGCGCTCGATAGCGATGTCCGGCGTGGTGATATCGAGCCAGCCGGACCAATCGGTGTCCCGGGTCGAAATCGGGCGGTATTTGCCCCGCACCTGATATGCGGTGTCCGCCGACAGGTTGGCGGGCGGAATGAACTCCCCCAGATTGAACTGCTCTATGGAGTGCGGCGTCTCGCCCGACCAGACAATAGCAGCGCTGCTGGTAAGACGGATTTCGATAATGACGCCATCGACATCATCGATGTCGGCCGTTCCCCACTCCACCTTAATGCCAGGCTTGGCCCTGCCGTCATCGCCATAGATGATCGCCTGTTCGACAGCCCAGCCGACCATGGCCTGGGACGGCACCACCTGCCCGGCAATCGGTACCGGCGTATATGTCCGGTAATCCGTCTCGCCATTCCAGTCATAATCGGCCGGATCGCCCTCGGTGAGTTTCAGCCCCTGGTCCAGGTTGTCCTGGTCAGCGGGGATTACCTCTTCGATCTTGTTGACATAGCCGTTTTCGGTGCTGGTCCAGGCAACCGCGTCGAAAGGGTCCAGCACCACAGCGCGCGGCGGCGCGATAACAGTGTGTTTGCGGAATTTGCGCTTTTCGTCCCGTGCAAACTTCATCAGGCCCTGGACCTGATCGCCATAGGGCACGAAATTATAGGCGATGGGCAGGATTTGCCGCTTGCCGCCGTCCGCTGCCTCCAAATCGGCGTCGAACAGCGCCGGGGCGTCCACCATCGTCCAGTTCTGTGCCGGGTCGGGCCAGGTCGCCGTCACCGCGTTATAGGTTTCTTCCTGTCCTGGCGAAGGATCGAACTGCTTGGCCTCGGTAATCAGAAGGTCGGCGTCGGTGAAACTCATCACCGGCGCACCGATGGCGCCGCTGCGGGTGATGAAGAGGCCGCCCGCTTCGGTCAGGCGGCCATTGTCGCACTTGTTGAGCTCGGTCAGCAGGTCGGCCGGGGCGGTATCGACGCTGACCATGCCGCCGCAACGGAATTGCGGCACCGGCACGCCCGGCTGATATTCGATCAGCGCCTTGTTGGCATTGATGGCGGCGAACCAGCTATCCAGCGGGCAGCAGCCGGCATGGCTGTTCTGCAGGCCATAGAGCCACTGGCCGTCATAGCTGATGCCGCGCAGTACATTATATTTGACCACCGCCGGCGCATTGCTCACCGCCCAGGTCGTTGGATCATCCCACCGTTGCGCGCCGCTGCCGCCGACCGTGCTGTCCAAGGTGGGATCATAGAGTTTGACCCCGCCCAAGATGAATTTGTAGTTCGGAAAATTGCTGAAAAAATACTTGTCGATCCGCGCGGTGACGCGCGCCCAGGCGATGCCATATCCCACCTGATCGCTGCCATAGGGATAGTCGGGATCGTCGCCGAAATTCGCAACCGACCATACATCGGCGGTTGTCTGGGTGCCGTCGAAGAACTTGACCCACAGATGGTCCCTGCCTTCGCCGCCCCGGAATTCCGGGATCGCATAGCCCAGGTCGGCATCGGGCTCGCCGGCGCCATAGGTACAGACCTTATCGTCGCAGATGAAGCCGGTCAGCGTGGTGGGAAGGTCGGACAGCGCGATCCATCGGGTGAAATAGGCGTTCGGTGTGCCGTCGAATTTGCCCCAGGTGCGGGCCGGATAGGCTTCCGAGCCGGGATCCTGTGCCAGCCCGATAGGAAAGCGCCGCGGCACCGTGCCGCCCGATTGCAGCGTGGTCTGGATGCCGAATTTCTGCTGGCCGCCGCGCAGAACCTGCGAAAGGTAACTCAGGCCGGTGGAGAGCGTCGTCGCCACCAGGAAGGTCGTCACGGCGGCTGTGGTGGTGGTGACGCCGATATAGGACAACGCCGTGACGATAAAGCCCGAGATCGGGTCGGCCTGCGCCGGCTGGGTGGCGACCAGCATCGCGCCCAGCGCGGCGCCGAACAGGAATTTGCGGCTACGCCTCATGGTATGGCACCCGAAAAGCCCTAGCCGCACGGCGCATCGCCACGCTGGCGCGCCCTTTCAGTCCAAGCATCGAAATATGCCCGCCCACCACCATGCCCACGGCCTCGCCGACGCCCTGGCCCGGCGTTTCGACCAGAGCGATATCCCCGATCTGGACATGTGCCGGGGCGATCTCGGCGAAGATGCTGGCCAGGGCATCGCCCAGGCTGTCGAAGCCTTCCTCGGCCAGCACCGCCCTGGCGCCTTGCGCATCGCGGTAGCGCCCGCGATAGGGCGCGGCGAAGTCCTCGCCGGTCATGGCTTCCACAGCGCGCGCCACCAGCCGCAACAGGCAATCGTCGCCATTCTCCCAGGAGAAAGGCACGGAATCGCAGGCGATCAGCGCGGCTGAGAGCCGCGCCCGCCATCCGGGTTGTCGTTTCATCAGTTGCTCTTGTTCGTGCCCCAGGACACCGGGACCTGGCCCGTCGCCGCGACCCAGCGGAAGAAGCGGTCGCCGGCATGGCGCCGCTGCTGGCTTTCGTCGCTTCGCAGGTCGGCATTGGTGTTGGTCAATTGCCGCGCCAGGCTGACGCAGTTGAGGACGGCCGTCGCCTGTCCGCCGCGCGCCGGGGTGGTGATGGGCGAGGTGTTGACGAAGCCGGCGAAGCGGCACCGGGCCGGCGCCACCAGCGCGCGCGGATTGGCGATGCTGAAAAGCGCCCGGTAAATCTGGATCGGTGCCCCGCGCATGTCATAACCGCGCAAGGCGCTTTCCACGTCGGCGTTCAACTGGCTTAGCGTCACGGCGACCTGGCGGATACTGAGGTCGGCGGCGGCGGGAATATCGCCAATCGCCACCAGCGCGCCGCGCGAGGTGAAATTACGCGCGACAACCTCCTGGGTCAGACCATCGCGCACCTGGATTGAGCGGTTGCCGGTCCCGGTCCAGAAACCGAACGGCTTCTGCGCGCCGGTGGCGCGGTCACGCGCCCAGACATAGACCAAGCCGCGAAAGATGATCGACCGCGATTCATAGGCCGCCAGTTCCTCAGCCGTAAAATCCTTCATGGCGTCGGCACCTGAACGGCATCGAACGTGAAGCGGCCCGCCGCGCCATCCTTGGGAAAGTTGACGGAGCCTGGCTGTATGATCATGTGGCAGGCGGGCCGCTTCACAGCCACGGTATCGCCCACCGCCAGATCGAGCGGGATCGCGCCCCGCACCTCGAACAGATCGGTATCGCCCTCGGAATCGGCGGTGAAACCTTCCGCCAGCCGCCACAACGCCAGCGCCTGGGGATCGCCGTCGCCATAGGCGGAGGATGCCATGTCGCCGATGCTGCCGGTGAAACCTTCCGGCAAGTCCGACAGTGACAGGCTGACACCATCCTCGCCTATGGCCTTGATGGTGGCCGTCAGACCGGTGAAGTCCGCACCCGTGGGCCAGGAGCCCTTGGGATACAAGGCCGGATAATAGGCAGTGAAGTCATAGCCCAGGAACAAGCGACGGCCATTATCCAGCCCGGCCATTTTTCCGCGCCAATAGCGCAGTTCGTTGGCGGTCAGCCACTTGCTGGCGCCATGCCCGATCCACACCGGATCGGCCATCGACTTGACGATGGTGGTGTTGGCGCCATCCGTCGAGGCTTGATCGTTAGTCAGAAGGGCGAGCGAGAACCATCCCGGAAAACCATCCAGGATATCCTGCACCTGTGGAAGTGCCATCAATAACCCCGGTATGGATCGGTCACGAGTTGCCGGACACGGCCTGGCAACACATGCGTGTTGAACTGTTGCAGCCGCGTGGCGGCCGCCGTCGCGCCGGCGCGCTCGGCACGTGCCACGATCTCATCCGTCACCACCGCGCCCGACAGATCGAAATGCTGCACGACCGTGGGCGCGCCCAGCCGCTCGGCGGCGGACGGAATGGGGGCCAGCCGGGGAATTTTGAGATTCACCGGAATGGCGCCATCCTTCAGCGGCACGAAGGCTTCGGGGCCATCGCCTTCCCCGAACAGCGCCAGTTGCGGCGTATTGGCCACGCCGCCCCCGGCATATTTGCGCAGCGCGATCGGTCCCCGGCTGGTCATGATGCCGCCATCGGCGAAGCCGAAAAACGACGTGATGCCGTCGCTGAGCCAGTGGCTGGCCCCGCTGATCGCGCCGCCCAGTAGACCGCCGCCCGCCGTGCCCGATTGCCCAAACAGGCTGTCCAGCAGCGGCTGCATGACATACAGTTTCATGATGGTCTGGGCGAGCTGGTCCAGAAAGTCAGCCGCGGCATCCTTCATGCTCTTGAAGCCGTGCAATCCGGCCACGGCGACATTCTCCATCCCCTGGCGCAGATTGTTGGTAAGATCGATATTGTTCTGCAGCTGCTGCTGATAGCGCCAATCGGCGGCCAGCAGCTTCTGGTTCTTCTGGATATTGATGGTTTCGATCTGGTCGGCGGCGGCGGCGGCCACATTCACCAGTTGCTGTTCGGACGCCGCCTCGATCTTGGCCCGTTCGTCCGCCTTCTGCTGCTCCGAGACTTTCAGGGCATCCAGCGCCGCCAGGTCCGCGTCCCGGCGGCTGGCGATGGCGGCAATATCGGCATCCTTGCGCTGGTTGATCTTGTCGATGTCCAGCGCCGCCGTCTGGGTGATCTGGGCTTGCAGCATGCCATAATAGGCCGCCGTCCCCTTGGCGGCATCGGGCGCCGCATCCAGCGTGGCCTTGACCATGTCGCCATAGGCATCCTGGCCTTTGGCGGCGCTCGCCGCCACGTCCTGATCCAGGCTCCGGTTCAGCGCCGCGATGCGGGCCGCCGCGCGCTTGGCGGCATCGGCATCCAGGACACCGCCAATCCCACCCCCAGCGGCCGGCGGCGCGGTCTTTCCGGCTTCGGGAACGCCGCCCTGGCCGATCAGGCCATCCATGACATGTTTGGAGGTGGCAAACCCCGCAATGCCACCGAGCAAGCCGCCAACGCCGATTCCAACGGCGGCGCCCCCAGGACCGAAGAAAGACCCGATTTCACCGCCCAGCATGGCGCCACCCTTGGCGCTGCGGAAGGCGACAAAGGCTTCGATCAGCAGCGGAAGATAAGGCGCCATCTTCACGATGGCGCCGCTGACCTCGCCCATCACCTGGCCAAAAGTCTGGATGCTCTGCTGGAATTGCGGCGTCTCGATTTCGCCGGCGAAGCCGGCGAAGCCGTTCATGAAGCCGACCAGTGCCTCGGTCTTGATGTCCTGCCAGGCGTCGAACAGCTGGTTGATCTTTTCCAGCTTGTCGGTGGGCAGCACCATGCCGAGTTTTTCGAACTGCGCCACCGCCTGGGCGATCCCCTTCGACCCTTGTGTCAGCCAGCCCAGATTGGCGATGCCGCCGCCGCCCAGCGCCATTTTGGCCACCGCCGCCTGCTGCGCCTTCGGCAGGGCGGCCAGCTTGTCGGACAGGTCCAGCAACGCCTGTTCAGGCCCATGGCGGATATCCACCCCCAGCTTGCTCATGACCTGGCTGAAGGGCGTCGTCTTCAGTTGCGCCTGCCCCACCGCCGCCGTGAAATGCGAAAGGCTATCGTTCAAGGTACCCTGGTCCACGCCGGCGCGACGGGCCAATATCCCCCAGCCCTGAAGATTCTCGGCCGAATAGCCCAGCGCTTTCGACGTGTTCAGCGTGCTGTCCGCCAGCGCATGGCTGCCGTCGATTAGGCCGCGGAACAATTCAATCCCGCCGATGGCCGCGAGCGATTTCTTGAACCCATCGGCGATGCCGCTGAATCCCTTCGCCAGCTTGCTGTTGGTCTGGATCTGTTGCTGCACGATCTTGTCGCAACTGTCCTTGAAGACCTTCTCGGCCTTTTGCAGGTCCTTTTGCAGGTCGTTATAATTGGCCGTCATCTGCACGACCAGTTGAGCCAGATCGTCTTCGTCCATCGCTTCAAGCCAATCCGTGTTCGCGTTTCATCGCTTCGAAAGCGTCATCGCTGGGGGCTTCGGTCTTTTCGACCGTATTGGCGGCGCACCACCCATCCCAGCAGGCCATGAATTGCCACAGCGACATGGCGCCGGCCTGGGCGGGGGTGAACCCCATTATGGCGCCGCGGGCATAGACGGCGGCGAAGGAGAGTTTTCCGCCGGCGCGCCCGCTGCCGCCGCCTCCATCGCCGCCTGATCTTTTCCCACCGGATCGTCCGGCACGCCCGATATCGCCGCCATCAGCACCGCGCGGGCCGGCATATAGGATTCCGCGCGCGGACGGGCATCGACATAACGCGCCACCAGGCTGACGGCGGCGCCAGGCGTGACCGCGCCGCCGCCGATCAGTCCCAGGCGGATGATCTCGCGCAGGTCGCGGGCATGGGGCACACCCGCGAGCAAGCGGGCCAGGATCGCTTCCGGTCCCGCGCCGCATTTTTCCTGCAATTCCTCCAACTGGGCCAGCGGCAGCGCGAAGCGGTATTCCGCCCCATCGGCCCAGGGAAAGGTGACGGCACAATCCATTATGTACCCGCCGTGAAGATGAGCGCGCCATGGCTGCGGAAGGTCAGCGACACGGTGCAGGTGGTACGGCCGGTGCCGCCCGGGCCCGTGACCTGGAAGTCGGTCAGCTTCAGCCCGCCGTCGATGTGCGGCGCGGTCGCGCCGCCGAACCAGATCTGCGCGTTCTTGGCGTCATCCGACGCCAGCCAGGTGAAATAATCGTCCAGCGAAGCCAGGTCCAGCTTGCCGCTGCCGCTGACCTGGAGCGACATGCCGGTTTTATAGAAATCGGCCCAGGCCGGGGCGTCGGGATCGGCGGGGTCATAGACATAGTCTTCCTGGCCGCTGGTCGAGAATTGCAGGCCGCGGTCGGTATTGATCATCACCGGATGGGCGAAGGATTCATCCTCTGCGGCGCCATCGCCGATCTTGATGAACAGGCTCGTGCCCAACAACGTGGCGGGTTTGGTCATGACATCTTCCTTTCAGGGTTTGAGGATTAAAGTTCCGCGACGCCGCGCAGCATCAGGATGGCGTGCTTGGTGATGCCGTCGCCGTCGGTTTCGAAATTGTCGATATAACGGGTCAGCGACAGCATGCGGTTGCTGTCCAGCGCCACGCCCGGACGCAGGGCGCCGAATATGGCGGCGGCGATCTGCTTGGCCTCGACGCTGCCGACGGCCCGCGACCAGACATCTATCTTGGGCAGGATTTCATAGCCTTCATAGTCGTCCGCCAGGTCGGCCTGGATGCTGCCGATCTCGACCTTGACGAACGGAAAGAGCACGTCGGACGGCACATCGTCATAGACCCGCGCCGGATCGCCCAGGAATGCCCTGACGCCGGCATCGGCTTTCAGCGCGGCGATGATCGCGTCCGTCACCGCCAGGGAGATATCGCTCATGCCGCCGCCCTGGCGCCATCCTTGATCGCCTTGCGCCAGGCGCGGCGGATCGCCTTGCGCGCCTCTTTGCGCTTCACCTTCCAGGCCCCATAAAAGAAGTGATAGCCCTTGGTTCCCGGATGGGTGCGATAAACGGCGCGGGCATGGGTGACCTGGTAATATTCCGGCGCCGTCACCCACTTGCCATTGACCTGACGGTAGGCCTTTTTCCGGCGCCGCCGCATATAGGTATAGCTGTAGGCCGAATCTTTCCTGCCAGGCCGGGTGCCGAATTCGATCCAGCGCGCGTAATAGACATCGGCCGAGCCGGCATAGAGCGTCAGCACCAGCGCCGCGCCGGCAAATTTCACACGCTTTTTGGACCGGCTTCGCAGCACCGCCGCGCCGAACTTCGGCTCGCCCCAGGTCCAGCCTATGGAGTTGCGCAAGGCGCCCGCCTTCCGGTCCTTGTGCGGGCGTTTCAGCACCGGCGCCAGGGCACGCATGACGGAAACGGTCTTGTCCGCTTCCAGCGCCATGGCCTGCTTCAGTTCCGGCGCGACGGATTTGGCGATGGCCTGAAGCCGCGCCGCCACCTGGCGCGCGGCGGCGCTGGTGTTGACCTTCATATGGACGGCCATGGCAGGCAGTCTCCCTCAATCGTTGGCGATGCCGGCCGTGGCCAGCAGTTGGATCCATTGGTGGCGATCGTCATAGGCCGCCGCGGTGATGTTGAAGACGCGCTTGACATCGCGGGCGTCCAGGATGCGCCAGGACGTATCGATGGCCCGTGCGCCAATGCTATGGCGGATGGTGATGGCATAGGGCTGAATGCCCGCAAGCCGCTGTGCCTGGACCGCCTCATTGCCCTTCAGCGGCGAGACCCGTGCCGCAACCGTGAACTGGGTTTGCCAGCCGCCCTTGACGTTTCCATGGCCGTCATCGGCTTCGACGCGCTTCTGGAACACCAAGCGGTCGCGCAGATCCCCGGCTTCGGTCATGACCAGGCCTCGGCCAGCATCAGGTCAGCCACGCCGAGCGGGACTTCCTTCAAATCGCCCCCGGTCGCTTCACGGTTCTGATAAAGATGCCCCACCATCAAAAGGATCGCGGCGCGGACATGGGCTTCCACGGCATTTGCCGCGCCGCCCACGGTAAAGGTGACGGCCACCGGCTTCGGCCCGGGCCACGCCAGCGGCCAGATAGAACCCAAGGCGGGATAGATGACTGCCGCCTCGCCCTGGCTGGTGATGAGATAGGCCGATTCCTCCAGCGTCGAAACGCTGCCGTCGGCATTGGTGAATGTCACCGAGTCCACCGCCGCCACCGGCGCCAGGGGCAGGCGCAAGCCGCACATCGGAAAATTCTGGATCACCCATTCGATGGTCTGGGTGCAATAGCGCCGCTGCACGCGGTTTTCCACGGCGCGGGTCGCTGCGGCGATCAACGCCGTGATCGTGGCGTCTTCATCTTCGAAATCGACGCGCAAATGAGCCTTCGCCTGTTCCAGCGTCACCGGCATTTCGGTTGGCGGCGTCACAAGGCGAAGGCTCATGCTTGCGGCCCTCAGACGGTTTCGGCCAGGCTGTCGGCCGCATTATCGCCCGCCACGCCATAAGCGGCATCGAAGCCCTGCACCGTGCCCGCGATCAGGGTGGCGGCGGTGGCGGGCGTGATGGTCAGGCGGAAGAACTTGAATCCGTTGGCGAAGTCCAAATCCTCCTGCTTCAGGTCGATCTGTGCCTGCTTGCTGCCGGCGACAAGCTGGGTGATCGCCTTGGCGGCTACATCCTTGGCGCCGGCGCCGGCATTCGAGGTCGCCTGTTCCAGTTTGGCATCGACGGTGGCGTCTTCGCCCAGAGCACCGACCGACACCGTGGCCAGATAGTTGAGGAAGGTGGTTGCGTCGATCCATCCGCTGGATTTGGCGGCGGCCGAAGATTGCGGGTCGATGACGGCCACGATGGTAGCGCGCTGACTGGGGTTGAGCATGATTTGTCCTTTCGGAAAAGTGTTGCGGAAATTGACGCGGGACCGGCGGGCCCCGCGCCAGAAGACCGGGCGCTAAGCGCGGTCGGCCAGGGTGACGAAGTGCGACTTGGTGTTGGCGCCCTTCGCTGCCGCCACCGGCCCCGACAGATAGGGCTGGCCGCCCAACCGGAAGGTCCAGCGGAAGGCCTGGATGCCGTAATCGAAGAACAGGTGGATTGACGCGGCGAAATCGATCCCGCCGCCCTGCTTGGTCGCGGCCAGATAGCCGGACAGGTCGGAGACCACGATATCGCCCTTGTCGCCCAGCTTGCTGCAATGCTCGCTGAAGATGGTGGGTTTGCCGCGAATCGACCCCTCATAGGGCGAGGCCCCGCCGGGTTGGGTGTTCGGCAGGAAGAACGGGATATTGCCGATGGTGAGCGAGGCGAGTTGCGGCTCAACATCGGAATTGGCCAGCCAGATCGGACGCCCGCCCATGCGCAGCACGCGGCTGGACATGTTCAGGATGTTGTTGACCGACAGCGTATCGGCCGCCTGGGCATTATCCTTGGCCACTGTGACCAGGGCGTTGGAGTTCATGAAGCCCAGCGGCTTGCCGTTGCCGTCGCCCCACATGATGGCCTCCGAAGCTTGCCAGCGGATCGCCTGCGCCGCCTTGACGGTCAGACGGTTCTGCAAGCGCGGCGCATCTTGCAGGACTTCGTCCGTCGCCAGGACAAACGCATACAACTCGTGAAGCTGAAGCATCATCTGGCTGACGGCCGCCTTGCTGGCGGTCATCTGGGCGGCTTCCGCCCGCCAGAAGGCCTGCACCCCCGCCGCGCCCCAGGGCGTGGTTTCATCCTTGGGTACCTGGATGGCATTGGAGGTGGTGGGTTCGGGCGTGACCATGCCCAGAATGTCGGTGGGGTCGAACGCCAGTTCCCAGATGTTCTGGCGATATTCCACCGGCACCAGGAAGCCTTCACCCGCGCCGCCCTGGTTCTGGTGGAAGTTGGCCGGTGCCGCCAGACGCGGATCGATCTGATGGTTGACATAGGCGTTGCGCACCGACACCGCGAATTCCGACAGGTTCTTGAACCCATCGGTGGTGGTAGGATTGGGCTCATCGCTGCGCGCGGCGCTGCCGGCGGGCACGATGGCGCTGTTGGCGAAAAGACCTGCGCGGCGGGCCTGGCGTTCTTCCGCCGCGATCTCGGCGGACAGGGATTCCACATCGCCTTCCAGCGCCGTGACTTCCTTGTCCAGCACATCGATGCGGGCCTTCTCGGCATCGCTCGCGTCGGACTTGGCCAGCAGGCCGTTCAGTTCCTCGGTCTTGCCGCGCCCCGCCGCCTTCTTGTCGGCAAGCTGCTGACGCAGTTTCTTCAGATCCTTCATGGATCACACTCCTGTTGATCCGGGGCAACAAGCCTTCGCCCTGCGGCCCCGGTGGACGCAGGCGGCGGTCGTGAAAGCGGTTATGTGCGGTTAGAGAAACGCCATGGCGGAGCGGCGTTGCGGCGCCCGCCGCCCTGCCAGCGAGGACAGAACTTCGGGCAGCGTGCCGATGCGATCGGCCATGCCCAGGGAGACCGCCTTATCGGCCCCGATCACCCGGCCCTGACCGAAATCCTCGCGGACCTTGGCGCGGCTGACACCACGCCCGGCGGCGACGGCCTGGATGAATTCGTCATGGCTTTCATCGACGCTCGCCTGGGAATAGGCCCGCGCTTCATCGCCCAACGGCTCGAAAGGATTGCCCTCGACCTTGAAGCGGCCGGAATGGATCAGGTTGATGGTGACGCCCAGGTCGGACAAAGCCTTCGACACGTCGATATGCATGCGATAGACGCCGATGGAGCCCACATCGGCCGACGGGCTCATCACGATTTCACTGGCCTGGCTGGCCAGCCAATAACCCGCCGATGCCGCCAGCGTGTTGACCACGGCCACGACTTTCTTGGCCTTGGCGGCTTCCGCCACCGCCGCCGCGGTTTCTGGTGTCCCGGCATAGGTGCCGCCCGGCGTGTCCATATCCATCACGATGGCGGATACATCGGGATTGTTGGCGGCGCTGCGCATGGAATTGCGCAGCCGCTCCAGCGATCCCCGAGCCGTCATCAACCCTTGCACGGGGATGACCGCAATCATGCCGGCGCCGCCACTGCCGGTGGCGACCAGTTTGGCATCCGGCTCGGCAGCCGGACGGCCAAGGCGGATCGCCGCCAGTTCCAGGTCCAGCGCATGCAGAGATTCCCCGGTCGCCGCGAGATAGGCGATCAGGGGATTCGATAGATCGAGTTTCAAGCTTCGTCTCCCTGCTTCGGGTTTGCCGGCTTCGGTGTCTTGGGCGGATCGGTCGGGTCGGCCTGACCAGCCGGTATCGCGCCCGACATGCCGGAACCCACGGGCGTCATGTTCAGTGGACGCAGATATTCATCGCCGCCTTCGACCGGATTCATGTGCAGGCGTTTGCGGATGTCATTGACGCTGAGCCAGCCCCATTGACGGCCCTGGGCGAAGGCCTGGAACTGCGCGGCGATGCCCGCATCCAGCATCGACAGGATGTTGAATTCCACCCGCAGCTTGCCGGTATCGTCCAGCAGAAGGTCGCGGCCGAGCCCTTCCTGGATTGCCGCCAGGAAGGGTGCCAGGAAATAGACCACGAATTCGATGCTTTGTTGCTCGATGTTGTTGTTGGTCGAACGGTCCAGAATCTGCACGCGATGTTGCTGGATATTGTGCATCACCCGGCAAAGCCCGGCATTGGCGGCTGCTACCGTTTCGATGAACTGTGCCTGATCGTTCTGAACGTCCAGCGGCGTGTATTTGACGCCATATTTCAACAGCCGGTCGCGATGGGCATTGTCGCCCGTGCCGCCCTCGCGCCAGGTGCGCAGAAAATCTTCCTGGTCTTCCTGCGATTTGAAGGTGCCGGGATGCTCAAGAACGCCGCCGCTACGGCCGGAGTTCTTGAAAAAGCGGGCGCCATATTGCTTGACGGCAATGGCTAGGCCAATCGCCTCCATGCCCGTCTTATGCACCGGCAGGCCTTCCAGCCCATCGTCGCTGAGCGGGGGCTTGCGGATGTGACAAATGGCATCGTCGCGTAACACCAGATCGGGAGCCATCACGCCGTCGGGCGCCAGGCCGGAAAAGGTGTAGAACAGCCGCCCATCGCGGCGCTCGATCTTCTTGCGCCGTCGCGGATGGATCAATTCCAGCGCGCCCAACGGATCGTCGCCGCTGGGCTGAATCTGGATATAGGCGTTACGGTAAAAGGCCAGATGCCGCGCCATTTCGTCAAAGAATTCCTGGCGCGTCTGACGCGCGTTCGGGCGCTGAAGCAGACGTGACAGGCGATGGGCAGGCAAGGGCTTTGTCTCGCCATCGCCGATTTCCTCGATAACCATCACCGGCAGGCTGGACGCAGGACCGGCTATCGCCTCCATCGCGGCCTGGACCACATCCAGTTGCAACGTGCCCATGTCGGTGACACGGACACCGGTGGTGGCGTAGTTGCCGCCATCGCCGCCCCAGAATCGCCCAAGCGTGACATCACGCCTGGGCTCGTACCCGAAAGCGTTCATCACGCGATCAAAAATTCCCATTCCTAGACCTTTGCTAAACCGCTAGCGCGGCGTTGCCGGTGACAATCATGCCGTCATCGGTTGGCGCCGCAGCCGCCATCGCGTTCACGGCGGCGGCGATGCCATCGATCTTTTCCGCCGACCGCTTCTTGGCCGGCATGTAATTCAGGTTTTCATCGAAGCGGACCACGGCGTTTCCCGCCATCCATCGCAGCACCGGATGGCCGCCATGGTCGAATTGCCCGGCATAGACCAGCGTCTCCAGCCGTTTTGTCGGCTCGCCCAGACTTTGAACGCCCTGGCGGACCTTCAAAAGCATGTCGGCCGGCACGCCATCATTCTGCAGGTCCGAGACCAGCTTCGTGGCGTTCCACGGATCGTAACCGATGCGCTGCACGTCGAACATTTCGCAGCCTTCCAGGATCGCCTTCTTGACAAAGTTCTGGTCAACGAAATCACCCGGCGTTGTTTCCAATGCCTGTGCGGCAAGCCACTTGTCGTAAGCAACTTCATCATCGCGGACCCGTTCGGCCAGCGTGTCTTCCGGCACCCAGAAGCGCGGCAACGCTATCCATGCCCCGCCATCTGCGTCCGGCGAGAACAGCCACAGCAACGCGGTGATGTCGCGGGTGGACGAAATATCGAAGCCACCATAGCAGGGGCGTCCGCGCAGGCTTTCCGCCCGGTCACGCCAGGCATGGCGGTCTGGCGCACACGCATCCCACTTCTTGATATTGAGCCAGCGGGTATGCGCCTCAATCCACTGATTGAGGTGGTAGCACCGAAAATGCGCTTCCGCCCGCGGATTACCCTTCGCGATCGCCACTTCCCGCCGCAGGAACGCCAAGGTCGGCGAGCGGCCCAACGATGGATTTGATCGACGCCAGACATCCTCGGACAGCCAATCGTCATTGTCATTGGCGGCGAAGATAACCACCAGCGTGGTCGGATCATCGATCCGGCCGTCCAGTATCTTCTGGCTTTCCTCCCATAGCGCCATACCGGTGGGATTGGTCTTGGGCCCCGCCGTCGATGCGTAAAGTTCGATCGGCTGAAGCCGAGCCCCGGTCGATTGCCGCAGCACGGTCACGATTTCCAGCGACCGCCATTCGTGCATTTCATCGCCGGTGATGACGGTGGCGCTACGGCCATGCTTACCTTCCGGCTTGCCTGGCAACAGTTCGAACCGCGCCTTGCGGCTGGGGATGTAAAGCCGTTTCTGGAACGGCTTGACCTCCCGTGCCAGCGATGGGGTGTTGGCCACCATCGCCTTCATCTTCTCGAAGATGATCTTGGCCTGGTTCTCATCGCGGGCGAAGACGAAGCCCTGGCCGCTATGGGTCCCCTCGATCGCGAAAAACAGCAGCGAGAGCGCCGACAGGAATTCGCTCTTGCCGTTCTTTCTTGGAATCCACAACAGCAGCCGGCGGAACAGTCGGACGTGGGCGACGGTCTCGCGACCTGTCAGCGGATCGGTGACTTCCGTTGGCACCTTCCAGCCCACCAGCAGCCGGACGATGATTTCTTGCCATTCGGTCAGGACGAACGGAACACCTGCGAAGCGATCTTCCGTCAACGTGAACCAGCGCGGCCAATTTTGGACAACCTTGTCCGCCTTGGCCGCATCGAACCAACTGGCTTTGACCGCCAACGCTCGCCGCCATGCGATCCGCGCCCATTCGTATGCCGGGTCCGATGCATGCCGCGCCAGCCATGGAGGTTCGGCACTGGACAGGACATTTGCGGGCGCAGCGGAATCCGCCGGCCGGGCATAGCCCATCGATCAATTCGGAAGCGCGCCCGGTGGCGTGCTGTCCATTCCATCCATAGCGCCGATGGGGCCCGCGTCGGCGGCCACCGCACCACTTTGCTCCGGAGCAGTATTCGCCGCGAACAGGCCCAAAGGCGCGTCAGGACGATGGCTGGCGATTTCCTTCATCAGCTTGGCCTGGTCCAGTGTCGTGAAACCAAACCGTTCCGAAAGCTGTGCCATGAATTTCATGGCGGTTTCGCGGCGAGATACGGCCGGATTCTCGCGTGGCATGCGGTCGCCGGAAATCGTCCTCACCATGACGGAATATCCCTTCGCCAGGATTTCTTCATTGGCGATGACGAATTCGCCAACCCACACACAGAACGCCGCGAACGTGTGACGATAGAGCGGATCGAGCAAATTCAGGTGCTTGAGGCGCGGGGCATACTCGTTCCAGACCGCCAACGCCGGCGCGAAGCGTTTGTCCAGGAATTGCGGCGGCGCCGCCGGATCGTTCTCCGATCCTGGCGCCGACGCCAGCAATCGCGCCAAGCGCTCCGCTTCTACCAATTGGCGCTCAGACTTCGACTGCCGCTTCCCGGGATAGCCCATCTGCTCTTGCTGTCCGGGCGCCTGCCCCTTCCGACCTCGCATGTCCCATCGAAGCCGACCGATGCCGACCCTCCTAACTGGTTGAAAAAAAAGAATTCCGCAATTTCGCGGAAAAACTTCGCTCATTGGCCGCCGGTCTCTGGGATTAAGGCCACAGAGATTTGACCCCCCCCCCTAGTCGCGCACGCCCGGGTATGCGTCGAGCGCTTCCGACAAGGTCGGCATGCCAAGCCGCCGCGCCAGCGCATCAATGGCGACCACGCCGGCGGCCTCGACCCTCTGCTTCATCCCACTGTGGCAGGCGGCACAACTGCTCACCCATAATAGGGCCAGCCAGAAAACCTCCACATCGCCACGATGGGGGTAGAGGTGATCGACCAATGTCGCGGCAGTCACTCGCCCATCTAACGCACAGTAGAGGCAGAGCCTATGAGTTCGCAGATGCACACGCACCGCCCGCCGCCACGCCGGTCCGTAGAGACGGCGGGCGGCTGAGCCGCGCTCAAGATCGTAGAGCCGACGATCCGCCTGTCGGCTGCCTCCATGCGGACGATAGGTGGCGGGCGCGCGGGGCATCAGCAGGTGACCTACTAAAGCAAAAGGCCCGGAGGGACGAATCTCTCCGGGCCTTTTCAGGGTGGCCGACTGTCCACCAAATTTCTTTCCCAATCAAGCCGTCTGCCTGGTTTTTTTCAGGAGCGGCGGAAGCGCTTCTGTGCAGACGAACATGGTGAGCCTAAGTGCCTGCACTTGCCCGCGAAGTTGCTTCAGGGCGTCGCGCCATGCGCCATAGACCGCCATGGCCGCCTGGGCATCGCCGGGCAGGATACCCACAGCGGTGACATGCTGGTACCAACCCCTGCTCACAACGCCGCTCCGCCGCTTCTTGTGCCAGACCACATCGCCCGGCTTGAATCGTACCTTCACTGGCTCTGGCCTATCGGGGCGCGTGGCCATGCTGGCGTGCAGCATAACCAGTCCGCGCACGTCGATCATGAGCGTGCCATCGGTCGGCCACGGCTTCCCCGGCATGTCCATGCCCCGAGGCCCCGTAGGTGGCTCGATGCTGTAGCTTCCACGCGGCAAAGCGTGGTAGCGGGCGGCCCGCAGATCGTCGCCCAGGTCCAGCGTCACACGTCCCAGCTTCAACACTTCGCGATGGATGGCCCAGGCATCCTCGCTCGCGCGAAAGCCTTGTCCCACGCTGCTGTTGATCGGCACCCCTTCGTCGTTCCACAGGCTGGAATAGGCCGCCAGCGGCCCCGTCCTGCTGACGGTGACGGCCTGATCCTGCTGGGCCAAGTGCACCATCTGGGTGGCATAGGCCCACACCAGCAGGTTCTCGACCGGCAACGGCTGGCGGATGCGCTCGCCCGCGTCCTGGCTGGACAGCTTGCCGCTGGCGCCGCTCATGCCGCCCCCTTCTTCGCCAGTCGGCATTTCACCGGTAGTCCAAGCAGTTCCTGCAGGCGCTGACTTTCGATGCTGACACGCGACAGGGCGGCCCTGCTCGGCGCCTCCAAAGCCCATTCCACCGCTGTTTCTCGAGAAATCCGGCAGGCGAAGAGCCACCAGCGGCAAAACCGCTCGCCGAACGCGCGCAAGGCCTGGTCTTGGTACGGTTCCCAGCACGGCAGCGCGGGCGGTGGGTTAACCGGCTCGACAGGGGGTTTGGGGGTTTTTCTGGACTCTGGTCTCTGGCTTCTGGGCCTTAACCCATCGCGCCGTTTTGGGTTATCCCCCTCACCCTTTGGGGGGTTATCCCCCCCGGTTAACCCCCCTATGGTCAGTCTTGGGTTGCCCCCGCCCTTGCCGTTGTTGCGATCGATCTCCCGCTTGTTGGCCGCGCGCACCATCCGGCGTGACAGAATGGTGCCCTGCGGCACTTCCAGCGGGATCAGCAGCTGCACGTCGTCTGGCAACGGCTGACCGATGACGGAGAACACGCCCGCAATGCGTAACTCTTCCACCCAGCTCTTCACCTGCCGCTCGGAATCGCCCACCAGGTTGGCAAGTTGCGCGGTGCTGGGAGAGATACCCTCCACCAGCAGGAAGCCATATGGAACCGCCTCATGCATAAGGCCGATCATGTCCAGCCACAGCGAGCGGGCGGCGCGGCTGCACATCTTCAGGCGCGGCTCCGCCCGCCAGTCGCCGTGAAAGAACTTCTGCCATGGTTCGCGCTTGCTGCTCACCGCGCACCCCGCTCGGGCATGGGGATGGCGGCCAGAACGACGTTCGCCGGCATGGTGGCGCGCTCGCGCAGCCGGTCCAGCCAGGCGATACGGCTGCATGGCTGGCCGGGCCGGAAGTGGCAATCGTCCTGCTGCAGCAGCTTGCCGCACTGGCAATCGGCGAAAGCGAAGATTTCCGGCTCGGCCTGATGCAGGGCGAGTGCCAGGGCCGCCTCCTTCGGAGTCTCGACCTTGCCGCGTTCCAGCAGCAATGCCTCGGCCTGGATGGCGAGCGGCAGGATGCGCTCTGCGTAGAGCGCGATCGCCGTGGCATCGTCCGGCGAGGGCTTGATCAGCCCCTGGCGGTCTTTCCGCCTCAGGCGTGACATGGTGCTGAGAAACTGTAATCGGGTGACAATCATGGCGGTGATGTTGGTTGCTTTCAATGATCGTTCGCGCCGCGCGCCATGGCGTTGGCTGCTTCGCAGAGTGGGCAGATGCAGCCGGGTTCATGGGCGGCATCGAGAGCGGCGCGCGCCTCAAGGGCCGCGATGCAGACCGCCAATGCAACGGTCGGACCTTCTCCCTCACCGATAGGAAGTTCATCGTCGCACGGCAGGAACACTTGCGCGCCACCGATGGGCTCATCCGGCCGGTCCTTGCCGTATCCCATCATCCAGAAGGTATCTTCCGGGATCAGGGTGACGGCGGCGTCCAGGCTGCCCGTATAATGCGGCGATATCTCTACTGCCGGTTCGTCGGCCTCGACCTTGTGCAGCGTCACGGCCCCGACCGCGCGAGCGATTTCATTATCCAGCGCTCGATCTGGCCCGGCTGCGGCATTCAACTTATCGATCAAATGTTGCATGGGTCGTTCCTACCCTGCGACCAAAGCATTGAGCCCGGCCTGGTCAAGCGCCATCAATGAACCCCGTTAAGGCGCATGTTGCGATTGTGTTGGGCCTTCGCCTCAGCGGCCATCTTCCCGAACTCGCACTGACCGACCAGCATCGGGTTGGTGATGCGGAGGGCTGCGACAGCGCCGGCATAGTCCATGGTGCCACGCTCGACCGCGCAATGGTTGCCATAGTCGCTTTCCATGTCGCCGTCCCAACAAGTGGTAAGGCCAGCGACGTGCCCTGCCACATACAAGGGGCAATACTGGATCGCGTTCTTGTGCGGGCAGTCGATGAATGTCTTGGCCTGGCGCAAATTCCGCTCCATCATTTCCATTTGGTCAGTTGAAAGTCGTCGGGAACGCGGCTTTTGCCGCGCGCCAGCGGGTGGCGTGGTGTGCCGTTGCTGTTCGTGCCCAGGCAGAGCCATTCGACCGGCGCAAACTCTTCATCGCCCCAGTCGGCATCCGTGGCGTAGGCGAGACATTCCAGAAAGTCCGTGATGATCTCAGGCGGCAGGCAGTTGCCCCAGATGGCGATGCGGGTCTTGGTCGCCAGCAGCAGTGGAACGCACTCGTTTATGTTGCGCTGCCATAGCTCAGCCTCCGGCGTCGGGTCGTTCTCCCAGCTAATTCGCTTCCACCAGGCGATGGCATCTGCCGGGCTGGATGATTGATGCGGGACAGCGTTGATGACCACCATGCTGCCAAAGCCGTGCCGCAGGCTAAAATCCATCATGCGCTGCATACTGGGATCGTCGCGCAAGCCATCCGCGTCGCTGGGGTTGGCGCCGCACCACAGGGCACAAGGTCCGGCGCCCCAGGCGCGCTTTGCCCACCATCGGCAACCATCAGACAGGGACGCCTCGCGCAATGGATCGCGGACGCGGGCCACGGCCGGCGGCATATCAGCGAAGAGGGCGGCTTGCAGCACGACGGGCTCCAATTATGTTGCGTTGTGGTGGGCCATTATGGCTTCACCGATGATTTGCGGGATTTCGGGGACGACAGCGTTTCCGAGCCGCTCGGTTCGACGCCGGCGGTCCACATAATCGGAAAACCCATCGCCCACTCGAGCAGATCGACAGGCGGATTCCAGCCATACACTTTCGCGATTGCGGTTATACGCGCGCTGTATCTGCCCTGGCTCAATGTAGTGTCGGCGAAGCCCCATCCCCGCTTCCCCATCGACTTGGTGGGGCGTGGCAAGAAGATAAAGTCTGTCTCCTTCGAATGGGGCTCCAACGGAGGAAGCGCGTAAGCAATGCCATTCTGCGTCATACCCGATCTCGGCCAGCCCGCAGAGAATGCGGTCCAGCCCTCGATGAAGCAGCGCTGCTGAGTTTTCCAGGATCGCGACTTTGGGTCCCACGTCGCTAATAATTCGCAGGTACTCGAACCATAGGCCTGATCGCTCGCCATCAAGGCCTTTGCCAGTTCCGGCGGGGCTGATGTCCTGGCAGGGGAAGCCGCCGCAGATGACATTGGGAACAATTCCATCTGCTCTAAGGCGCTCAGCGGTGATGGACCGCACATCGTCGTAGCAGGGCACACCAGGCCAATGCTTGGCGAGGACGGCGCGGGCGTGCGCCTCGATCGCGCAGAACGCGACGGTGCGCATCCCGGCTCTTTCGAGTCCGAGGCTGAAACCGCCGATGCCGCTAAAGAGGTCGAGGACATTCACCAATCGCTCCTCAAATCGTCTGATTGATGGCGGCGCGCCAGCCTGACAGAAACCAAAGCCATGCTTGGGTGAGCGGGCCGTGCCCGAATTGCCTGTCCTTCATGTCAAGCGCGAACGATCCGCGTTGCAATGGTGTGGCGTCTTCCCAGGACTTCACACCCTTAAGCCCTTCGGTGATTTCTTCCGGCGTCATCAGGCCCTCCCCTAGCGCGCGCTGCGAAGATGGCGGGCGAGTTCGGCAACCAGCAGCGCGCCAGCCCGGACTTGATTGCGATGGAGAGATTTCGGCTTCCACCATTCGGCGTGCCAAGGCCAATACCTCATAGCCGGCGGATCATTCGGCATTGTCCAGCCTGTCAGCGCGTAGCAGCCAGCAGCCCGCGCCATTTCCCCGGTGCGGTGAGCGTCATCATGCGCTGGGGTCCAGCCTTCCGCCTCGACTTGGCGCACTCGCTCAGCAGCAATGTCCGCTAGGGCGAACACGCTCTCCTGATCCAGTTCCATCAGCCGCTTCACCGGGCCTTCAAGGACAGTCGGAATTGTCATGGTGATGGCTCCCCTCTATGGACCGTCCGCTTCCGGCGGACGAAGGCTGTCAACATGCGTGCCGCAGTGGCAGCAAATCTTGGTGCTGGCGCTGACGTGACCGGGGCAGGAATCCTCTGTGTAGAGAAACTTCGCCGGCATGACGACCTTGAGGTCGATCTGATGGTCTGGGTGGTTGCGATCCCACAGCGCATACCAGTGATGGCCGAACAGCGTCGTTCCGCGATTACCCATCGTGACGCCGAGGTCATGGACAAGCTGCAGCACCAGACTATCGGGATGCTTGAAGTCTTGTGGCTGGCGCCAGGGTACGGCCACTAGGTCAATATCGCGGACCAGCGAGCCGCCGACAAAAAGACCATAGCCGCGTGCCCGGAACACGCCCGTCGCGGTCCCGATGAATTGCAACGCCCACAACTTGCGGCGCGCGGCTTCGTCCGGACTGAACAGGTGCCCCTTCGGAATTTCCTTGTACTCAACTTCCGGTGATGGTCGCATCGGTGGCTCCTCTATCTCTGTTTCTTGCGCATGAGCGGGTTGGTCCGCGCATACACGGTGCTGGGTTTGATCTTCAGATGCGGAAAACAGCGCACGATTTCCTCGGCCGTCATCTTCTTGCGGCGCATCGCCGCCATCGTGCGCGCATCGGCGGCCGAGACCTTGGGCTTGCGGCCCAGCCACATGCCCTTGCGCCGGCACTCATCCATGCCGCGCTTCGTACGTACAATGATCTGGTCGCGTTCGAACTCGGCCATGGCGCCGGTTATGGCCAGCATCAGCTTGCCGCTGGGCGTGGTGTTATCCAGGTGCGGCTCGGTCAGGCTGCGCCATTCCACGCCCTCGGTCGCCAGATCGCGCAGGATGCCTAGTATCTGGGGAAGTTCGCGGCCCATGCGCGAGAGCGAATGAAACAACAGCGTGTCGCCGCATTCGAGAAACTTCATCATCAGCGCGAACATGGGCCGCTTGGCGTTCACGGCGCTGATTTTCTCGACGAAGAGGTTGCTGACACCGGCCGCTTTCAGCGCGGTCAACTGCACATCAAGGCTCTGATCCTCGGTGGAGACGCGGGCATAGCCGATGGTCCGCGCCGTCGCAGGCATGGCGGCACCGCCTTTCAGCAGCGGCGCTGACGCCACTTTCCCGGAATGGGAACGCACCACCTTTTTGTGAATCCCCCTCATGGCACCGTTCCATAATAGTGGCGGCGAAGGGTGGATTCGCTGATCCTGCCGCCGAAGATGCGCACCGCCGTCTCCCACGAAATCTCGGGATCATTGGCGATGTTGCGGATTACCCAGTCGGCGGCGATCTCGGCGCGGCCCTGCTCGGCGGCTTGGCCTTTGGCGCGACCGCCTTCACGGCCCCGCCGCCGCGCCATCTTGCGGTCGCCGAAGCGCGTGCGGCCGATCAGCACCGCCGCCCGTTGCAGCATCTCGGAGACGGTTTCATCCTGCGGGTGGATCACGTCCACCACACGGATGCGGATACGCTCCAGCCCGGCCATCACCTGAGCGACGGCGGCGCGGGCCTGGCCGAAGACCCGCAGATCGGGCGCGACCAGCAGCTTGCCGGGACGCCCCCGGAAGGTATCCAGACAACGGCCCAGCGTTTCCGCGCCGCGACCATCGATATAGATGGCCTTGTCCGTCAGGCCATAGGCCTGCAAGGCGGGCAGATACTGCCGGTTCCGAATAAAGCCGCGCACGATGGTCACTTCTTTTTCCGCTTTGGCGCGGGTTTCTTGACGGCCTTGACCTTCTTCGCGCCGGGGCCGGTGTAGCCGGCGGGCCGCAATTCGCCCGGCAGCCATTTGGCCGGCGGGCAATTCTCGCGGGCATAGGCGACCAGGTCGGCTTTGGCGCTGTCCTCGCTGAAATCGCCCTCGGCCTTGCCGAACACGTCGATGATGGCCGAAAGCGCCATGGCCTTCGGGGCGCGGTCGAAATAGGCACCGGCGTCGAAGCGCTTGTGAATCAGCGGCACCATCACCTTGGGATCGACGGCATCGACCAGCGCCGCCACATCGCCGTCCGTCATCGCATGGCGCTCGGCGTTGAAAGCGTCGAACTTGAGGGATGCCGCCACCACCTGGGCGAACAAGGCCTCGCGCTGCTGCGGCTTCATCTTCAGGAACAGCGAGAGGTTCTTGGCGAAACCCTCGGCGCTGGACAGTTTCAGCGTATTGACGCCCATGCCGAAATGGCGAAGCCGCACCGGCAACCCGTCGCTGTTGACGGCGAAGGCAGCCAGTGCCGCCGCCATGGCCAGATTGAAATTGCCCGCCAGCGCCATGGCCGCCGCCTCGGTCAGCGTCACCGCCAGGTCGGAGGCCTGGGCGTTGGAAATCCGGGGTGCCGGCGCCGCTTCCGGCTCCTGCGCCGTGCCGCCGTCCTTTGCCGATCCCTTGGCGGCCGGCAGCGCTGCCGCCTCTTCCTTTTCTTCCGGCGGAATGATGACACCCGCCGCGATGCCAAGGCGGCCTTCCCGCGTGATGAAGACCACACAACCGCTCTTGGCCTTCTGGCGCGGGGTAAAGGCCCGCAGCGCGGCGGCTTCATGGATGCCGTCGCGCTCGCTGGTCAGCGTATATAAGGTGTCATCGTCCAATTCTTCCTGGTCCAGCCGCTGCGCGATCGCCGCCAGCCGCGCCTTCTCGGCCACGGTAAGGTCGGCCTTGGGTTCCGAACGGCCATAATGGCGCCAGGCGGCGGGCATGGCGTCGGCGGGCTTGGCCCAGGACCAGCCTTCCAGGCTGGTCAGCCGCAGGGCTTCGGCCTCCAGTTTCTCCGTCGCCATCATCGCCGCCAGTGCGGCATCGGAAACGCCATGAATGCCGTTGAACAGGTCTTCATGGATGACGCCGCCGCGCGCGCGATAGGCGTCCAGCCCGACAAACTCCACAAAGCGCGCGCCATCGCCCTGATCGGGCACCAGGGCGGCGCGTACCGCGGCGGGGTAAAGATTGTTGGACTTGCGCAGGCGCTGAAAAAGCTTGAACTGATCCTTCTTATCGATCAGGCGGGTGAATTCCTGCACCGTATCCTGTCCGATTGCCTCCCCGCGCCAGGCCTTCAGGATGTCGGGGTGGATCGCGCCCAGGGCGATGCGCTGGCGCACCACCCGCTTGTCGATGCCGTAATGGGCGGCGATGGCCGCTTCGTCCATGCCACCGCTGCGCAATTCGGCGAAGGCCTCGAACTGGTCGATGGGATGCAGCGGCAGGCGGTTCAATTGCTCCGTCAGCGATTCGTGCAGCGCCTCCTGCGGCGTCAGGTTATCAATCAGGAAGACTGGCACTGTCTCCCGCGCGCCGGCGCGGTCGCGCAAATTCATCTGGCTGGCCAGCAGGCGCCGCTCGCCCACATGCACCCAGTAATCGCCGCCGCCATCCTCGACCGGGAAGGCGCGCAAGGGCTGCAACACGCCCTGGTCATGGATCGACTGCTGCAATTCGGGCAGCGAGATTTCATGCCCGCTCTTGCGCGGGTTGGCGGCGAACAGCGGATGCTGGTGGCCGGGCCGCAGCCTTGCGATCGGAAACGCTTCGTCGAAGACGGCAAGATGCTGCGCCATGTCAGGCTGCTCCATGGGGGTTGAGGGTGGGCAGGAACCGCCTGTCGGGTTCCTTGACGATCAGGGGCGAGCCGCTGTGACCGGCTTCCCAGATGAAAATGGCATAGTCGGTGACGCCGCCTTTCAGCTTCGGCCCGGCATAGCCGTCGCGGTGCATCATCTTCCATCGCGATTTGGGGATGATCACGCGCGCCAGCGGAATGCGGGTCTGCTGCCAGATCGGCGCGCCCTTGCGGATGTCGCCAGCGCCGGTGTCGTCGATCAGGTGTTGCGGCGCCAGATAGCGCAGCCGCAGGATCATGGCGACGTAATCGTAATTGGCGCAGGCTTTCAGGATGAAGGCGTCGGCCCGGTCGAACGGCGGGTTGGTGAAGCAGGCGATGCGGCGGCGCTGCGCCTCGCTCTTGGTGCCGAAGTCCGGCGCCAGGAAGTCCTGCACATGACTGTCGGGACAGCCGCGGTCGATCAAATCGCTGGCGATGACCTTGAAGCCGGCATCGCGCAGCGGGATCACCAGGGCGCCGTCGCCGCAGGCCGGTTCGAAGATGAAATCGAAGCGCTTCAGCCGCCCGCCCTCGACCGCCAGAAGGCAGGGCACGGCTTCATCGCCGCTGCGATGGAAGTTCTGCGGATGGGCATTGGCGCGGTCGCGCCGTTCATTCTCGACACTGTGGAAGTTCATCGGGCTAACCCCACATCCTGGCGAAGAAGGCTTCGGCGGTGCGCTGCCTTTCCGGCTTGGCGGGGTCCGCCTGCGGGCGCGGCTTCGCCACCGCGCGTGCCATGTGGTGCGCGCAATAGGGTTGACCGCTCAACGGCGGGTGCCCGCAATAATGGAAATCCGGGTTTCCCACATCGCCGTGCGGCCAGCGGCAATGACAGACCTTCAGGTCCATGGTGCCTATGCGCGCGCCGTCCGGCAGGCGAAGCGCCTCCAACTCCGGCACGGACGCCACAACGGCCTGCCGCTTTGGCTTCACGCTGATCTGCCGATTCCTGATCAGGCTTCGCGGCTGCCCGGGAACGCCATACCGCTTGCCGTCATTGGACTGCTTCGGCATGCCGCGACCGCCAAGGTCCAGACGATTCAGCTTGCCCAGGACGGCGCTGCGTGACCGCCCTCCAAGCCTGTGCGCGATTTGCGCGGCTGAAAGACCTTCCTTCCACCAGCGCGTCAGCGCCGCGATCTCTTTTTCGCTCCACCCTTCCCTCATCACCGCGCCCCCATCAGCGCCGCCAGGGGCGGGCGCAGTTCGGTGGGCCAGCTTGCGCCGGCGGCGGCGATTGGCGGCGCGAAGCGTTCGCCCGGCCAGGCCAGCAGCCTGCCCCGCCGCACCAGGGCGTCCAGGCAGATACGCACGATGCTGCGGTCCAGCCGCGTGGCGGCGATGATCTGCTGGATCTGAAAATTGCCCTTGGCGGAACACAGGGCCTGGGCGGCGCTTTCGACGCTGGTCAGGTGACCGCTCTCAACCCTTGCCTGCATTGCTCAAACCCCTTCGACAAACCGCCCGCTACGCCCTTCTTCCGATCAGGCCCGTCGTCGCCGCTCGCCCAACTTTTCCTCGCTGGTGACGATGAACCCGCTTTGCAGGACCTCGGCGCAGGCACGCAGGTCGCGCGCCGCCACGAACCAGTCATCCGGCGCCATGGTCGGCAGGTGGCGCAGGATGGCGCGGCCCTGCTCCGCCACCTTGGCCTTGCCGCCATGCGCCTTCTCGATGCGCGTCTCGGGGATGCGGTCGGCCTCGCGCGCGGCGATGGCCCGCGCCGCCGGCACGGCGATGCCGTGCGCGGCCACGCGGAACGCCAGCACCAGGCGGGCGAGAGGATCGGGGCGGGGGCGGCGATATCCCATCAGCCGCCCCCCAGCATCAGGTTGCGGATGGTGGTTTCGATACGGCTGGCCAGCAGCTTTTCCGCTTCCCGCAATCCCTCAAGCTGGATCAGCGCGGCGTCCGTGTGGCCCCCATCCAGCAATTTGTCGATGGCGTCCTGGGCGGTGATGAAATGCTCGGACATGGCGCGGCGCACCAGCAGCGCCCGCGCCGCCGCGGCGACGGGAAAAGGGTGCGCCGGGCGGGCGGGCGAAGAAACGCCCGCGTCACCGGATGCTGCAGCACCGGCCCCTTCGACAGAGGGGAATTGCCGGGCGCCCGGCGCGTAAGGGACGGAGACTTTCATGCGTCCACCCCGTCCATCAGGCGCGCGCGCAACCCGACCAGGGTGGCGGTGTGGGCATCGGTGCGGCGCAGAAGGTCGGCGCGCTCGGCATCGCTCAGCTTGCCGTCGGCCAAGGCCCGCATCAGTTCGGCAACCAGCGCGCCCATGGTCACGGCGATGTCGCCGCCGATATCGGCCAGGGCTTCGCCCTCGGCCAGCGTGCCGGGGGTGAGGAAGACGCCGCCGGCCAGATGCGCGAAGTCGCAGGCGAAGGCCGTCACCGCCTTGATCTCTGTCAGGCGGCGCGCGCGATCCAGCGAAAGGTCGCTGCCGCGCGCTTCGGGGTCGGTGAAGCCATAGACCTGCGATGGTCCCAGGTCAAAGATCACGCCGACCATCTTGGCGCCGCCGGCCTCGGCGAAGGCATCGGCCACCACCTGCTTGGTGCTGCCATAGATGCGCGGCTTGATCGCCCGCATCGCCGCCGGAACCGGCGCCCGGCGTTCCGGTATCGCCCGCCCGCCGCGACCGCCATTGTGCCGGCCATGAACAGGACGCTTCGCCATCAACGCCCCCCGGCATGGGCGCGGCGGCGGCGCGGAACATCGCGCGCTATGGCGGGCGGCGCTGCGCCATTGTCGTTGCCGGCGGATGCCAGCCCGTCCACCGCCCGCTCCAGCGCGGCCAGGGTGCGGCGGGTGGGATTCCATCCTGGCGTCCCCGCGCCCGAAAGGTTCGACCGCTGGATTCCGGCGAGCGCCGCCAGCCCCCGCTTGGAGATTTTCTTCAGCGCCGCTTCGACGCGGGCAACGGACGATTCGATGGCCAGCATGGGCGGACCATTGGACGATATAACGTCCATGTCAACTGCCGCCGCGAAATTATGCCTCGGCGGCTATGGCAATATATTGCCCGCTACGGAAGTTTCCGGCGCATGAACGATGACGACCTCCGCGCAGCTCTTCGGGCGTTTATGGCCCGGAAGAAGATCAAATCACTAAGTGCATGGTCCACGGCCGCAGGAAAAAACAGGCACTTTGTCGAGCAATATCTTAACGGCAGTGCCAAAAACATTTCCTTCAGCGCGGTCGCGGATTTGGCCGCGGCGCAGGACGGCACCATTTTCGATATTCTTGGAATGAAATCACGCCCGCCTAGCGGCATGGTGCAGATCCCGTTCCTGGCCATCACCGTCGAACTGGGCGGGCGCATCGTGACGGGGGCAGATAAAGGCCGGCCGCCAATGCTGATGCCCCGCTCCTGGCTGGAACGTCATGCCTTCGGCGAGGCCGGGCGGCTGTTCATGTGGCAGATGAAGGTGGCCTATGACGAAGGCCATGCCGGCGACCTGATCGCCATCGATCTGCGCACCGTCAACCCGCGCCGCATGCCCGGCTATTATGCCATCGCCAATGACGGCACCGTGATGGTGCGCAAGATTCAGCCCCTGGCCGGCGATACCCTGCGCATCATGGCCGAAGGCGCGCCTTTCGATACATCCTCGGCCCAGGTGAATATCATCGGTCGCGCCGTCTGGCGCGGAGGTGACATTTAGCAGTGACTAACGCATTGCCCGGCCGATGGCTTCATAACTGCCTTTGCACGTCGCGAAACCGTCATCCCAGCCTTGCTTGTAGATTTCGTCCTTGCCGTAGCGCAGAACATCTTTCGTAAATTTATAATATGGATTTCCCGCAGCGACTTTGCCCGAGTTACATCCACCGGCATACCCTTCTCGATAGGCGGGCGGCCCTGCGGGAGCCTGATTGGCATTAATCGCGCAACCTCCCAAGATGGCTAAAAACAGCATCAGCACAAAAGGCTTCATCCTCCCTCCACAGTATGGCCAGACGATTCCTGAACTTCTAATTGGCGATGCATTACGGCGGAAAGACTGTTTCCCGGTGGCGCCAGCACCAACACTTTCAGATCAAGATAATCATCATTTTCATAGATGGAATATAATTCTGCTGCGATAGCGATATTTCTGCTGATAAAATTTTCGTGGACGAAGGAAGCGATGGAGGCGCCCAGATATCCGATGTGCCATTTGCGCTGCCATAACCAAACCAGGACCCTTCCCTCAATAACGCCATCAACGGCAATTGCATTCGGATCCACCGGATTATTCGGCTCGGGCCGCAATTCAACACCATAGCGGCGGTTGCCTCTCTCCGCGCTTTCCGCCGCTCGGCAGAAGCGGCGTACGCGCCTCTTTCTATGTTGGACACCCATAACAGGAATCGTTGTTGAGGCGATGACCCAATCGCCGGGCGGTCGATACCGGTCAAGGCAATATTTCCGGCCCATCCCTCCCCCTGTTTTCCTCAGAACCGGAACGCCAGCCCCGTCGTGACGATATCGACATCGTTCCAGGCGCTCTGGCGATGATAGCTGGCGCGCAGATCGATGCGTTTGGTCAGCCGCAGCTCAAAGCCGCCGCCGGCGCGCCAGCCGGCGCGGCTGACGCTGATCGTGCCGAGACTTCCCGCATCGGCGCTTTCAGTGGCATAGCCGCTGCCGCCCGACACGAATAGCGAGAAGCGCCGCCCCAGCGGCAGGAACGTCAGCGCATCGACATAGGCGTTGTTGACCGTCACCCCGCTGACACTGGAAAGGGAATCGCCGATCTCCAGGCCGAAGTAACGGCTGGGCCGCCATCCGGCGGCCACATTCCCACCGTTCAGGATGATCCCGGAGGATGAGGCGTGCGCGTAATCGACCGCGCCATACCACCAGCGCGCGGCATAGGGATCGCGCTGAACCTGCGCCGCCGCCGGTACCGTCGCCACAAGCAAAAACACCGCGCCGAAGCGCCAGCCGCGTAGCCCCATTGCGCAATTTCCCCCCGGAAACCCGTCCCAATTCCGCACACTGACGCGCAAGTTGCAAGGGTTCCGGTCAGGAGCGCCCTGTCGGCAACTTGACATGGACGTTATATCGTCCATATATCGCTCCGACTGATCGGAGGTTACGGGCGCCATGTCCGGCCCTCCATCACCGCGGAGGGCTGGCGTCATGGACCTGGTTGTCATCGGAGTTTTGGCCTTCCTGGCCGATATCGTCGGCGATATCGCCGCCATGCCGGTGCCGGCATGAGAACCGCACCCGACACCGGCGAAAGCAGCGCCAGCATCAACCGCCGCGCCGATGACGCAGCATGGCCTTTCGTCCGCGCCGAACTGGAAAGCGGCGCCACGCTGCTTCGCATTCCCAAACTGCGACGGGCTTATCCGGATCGGGGAAACGGCCCTTATGGCCGGGGCCTGAACGATGTCCGTGTTCGCAAGCTGGAACGCGAAGGCATCCTTCGCCATATCGGCGTGGACCGCTATGCGCTGGCGGCGGCGCCATGACCAACACCGTCCGCCTCTACTGGGCGCAGATCGCGCGGATGGAAGCCGACCGCCGTGCCGAAGAGCGGCGCATGGCCCGGCGCGAAATGTTCAATACGCTCGCCCTGGTGGCGGTGCTGGCGGTCATCATCCTGATATCGCTGCGGGTGCCGGGATGACGCCGTTGGGCCGCGAAGACCTGGACGCGATCGCGGCCCATGGCACGCGCGGAGGCGCGTTGCCGCCCGGCTTCTGGATCGTGGCCAGTCTTGCCGCCCTGGCGCTCGCCGCCTTCGGCGCGGTGCTGCTGTGAGCCCGGCCGCGCATAGCGATTATGGCGTTCATCGCCACCCGTCGGACCGGATCATGCCGCGCACCCAGCGCGAGGCCGGCATCGACTGGCGCGGCTGGGAGGGCCGGCTGCACCCACAGCGCCCCTGGCTGTCGATCATCGCCATCACCCTGGCCGCGACGGCGGGCAGCTTTTTCCTGCTGGCACTTTGCGCCTGGGGCCGTGACGCGCTGCTGGCGGCGGGATGGATTCAATAGGGGCGGGACATGAAGGCACAGACACGCGGCGGCGCCGCCATCGAAACCGGCGTCAACCTGGTGGTGGGATTCGGCCTCTCCTGGGCGATCAACTGTTGGTGCCTGCCGCTGTTCGGGATGCAGCCCAGCCTTGGCGCGCTCTGGGGCCTGGGCGGCATCTTCACCGCCGCCAGCATCATGCGCCAATTCTGCCTGCGCCGCCTGTTCGAATGGCTGCGCATCCGCAAGGCCCCGCCGGAATTCCTCTATATCGCCCAGGAACTGGCGGCCGAACGCAATCGCCAGATCATAAGCGAGGGCTACGACCTCGCCCATGACGATCAGTATCACCGGGGCGAACTGCAACGCGCCGCCGCCTGGTATGCCCTGGCGGGCGCGCGCTGGACAAATGCCACGCTGCCGCCCTGCGACCTTGGGCTCTTCGCCAGCAACACCTATGGCTGGCCCTGGGACCGCTCGTTCTGGCGCCCCACCACGGCGCGCCGCGACCTGGTGAAGGCCGGCGCCCTGATCATCGCCGCTATCGGCCGCATCGATCGCGCCGCCCGCCAGGTGCGCAAATGAAGGACCGCTTCGGCCGTTCCATACAGGTCGGCTGGCCTGAGCATCACATCCTCTGGATCGAGGCGGCGATGACATTGCCCCGCGCAGAGCGCAATGTCGCATTCAACGACATCGCGGAGATGACGGGGCGCGGTTACGCCTCGGTCTATTACAAGTATCGGGACATCCTGCGCGAACGCGAAGCCGCCAAGCGACGCAGCGATCTCGCCGCGCAATCACGGGCGCACCAGGAAGCCGCCGCATCGGTGCGCGCATGACCGGCACCAGCGACGATTACGTGAAGGTCCAGGGCAAGGCGCGGCATGTCCGCGACAATTCTGTCCTGTTCTCGGTCGGCGACGGCGTTTCGCGCGGCGCCTGGATACCGCGCAGCCTGCTCCATGGTGCCGACGATCTGCAATTGCGTGACCGCGCCCACCAGATCAACCGCACCGGCACCAATGTCGGCACGCCGATGGTGCTGCGCATCCGCCGCTGGAAGGCCGAGGAAGTCGGCTTCACGGGCGATGCCGATGATCAGACCGCCGATCTGTTCCCAACCTGAATTTTCCAAAGGAGACGAAAAACATGACATCACTTACAAAAACCAATCCCAATGCACCGGCCATAATCGCGACCGGGGCCCAACAGATTTCCATTCTCGCAGGCACGGTATTGGGCGGCTTTCACTTCGGCGCGGACACGGCGGTCGATATCGCCCCCGACCTTTTGCAGCCGGGCCGCGATTACGCCGTCACCGTGGCGGACGGCCGGATCAGCGTGACCGAACTGTCCTCACCTACCCTGGCCGACGATGTGCTGGGCGGCTTCCACTTCGCGCCGGGCGGCAACGCCGCCGCGCGCAATGGCGGCGACACCACCCCGGCCATCAATCCCTATTCCATCTGGGACCGGAACTTCCGCCCGGCCTGCGATGATCCGCGCGGCATGACGCGGGTGGAACTGGAGGGTGGCAAAGCCTTCTGGTGCGACATCTACCTGACGGCGGCGGAACACAGCCTGGGCACCAGCCGCTTCGGTGCCACCATCGCGGACGGCGATGACATCCCGCAGAAGGCCGGTGACAAGGAGTTCGACAGCTTCGATTATGAAGCCGCCAAGGCCGTCCTGGCGCATCACGGCAAGGGCCTGCTGAACATCTATGAGTTCTTCGCCGCCGCCATCGGTGTGACCGAGAAATCGGCGCCGCGCCGCGATCCCAAGACCACCAAGCTTGACGCTCCGCGAACGAGCAAGTGGGGCGTGATGCAGGCCACCGGCAACATGTGGGTCTGGGGCACGGACGGTGATCCCGACATGCCGCGCGCGTCTATCTTCGGCGGCTCCTGGCTCTACGGCGGCTACGCGGGATCGCGTTACGCGTATCTCGGCTACTGGCCGGACTGCTCGCGCGACAGTTTCGGCGCGCGCGGGCGCAGTGACCACCTGCAACTTGGATAGAAGCCGCGACAGCGGCTTCCGCAACCTTTGAACAGGGAAACCATGACCATGAAAAAGCGCACCACCAAGAAAGCGCCCGCCGCCAGAAAGGCGCCACTCATCAAGCGTGACAAGGCCAGCCCGGCAATCAGGATCGTCGGCGGCGATGCCAAGGTGAAGGCAGGCGTCACGTTCCGTGGCGCCCCCATCAAGAAGGACCTGGCCGTCGCGGCACCTGCAGGCGGCTATATGCCGGGTTGCGACTATGTCGTGACCATCGTGCGCGGCAAAGCCGTGGCGCAGCCGATGGCATCGGCCAGCATACCGGCGAACGCCATTGGCGGCTTTCATTTCGCGCCTGGCGGGAACGCGGCGGCGGAGGCGGGCGGCGATGGCGTGCCGGCGATCAACCCGCATTCCATCTGGGATCGCAACTTCCGGCCGGCCTGCAAAGACCCGCGCGGCATGACCCTGGTGGACGTGCCCGGCAAGGGCCGTATCTGGTGCGATATCTACCTGCTCGGCAAAGACCACCTGGAACAGGGCACCAGCAGGTTCGGCGTCACCATCGCGGACGGGACCGACCGCCCGCAGAACCCCGCCGGCGGCACCTTCGCGAAGTTCGATTATGCGGCGGCGTGCGCGGTGATGAAACACCACGACAAGAAATTGCTGGGCGCCGAGGAATTCTTCACCGCCACCATCGGCGTCATCGAAAAGACCGCCGCGACGGGGGAGCCGAAATCCACCGGCCTGGACGCGCCACGGACCAGCCGGTGGGGCGTGATGCAGGCGACGGGCAACATGTGGGTCTGGGGCACGGACGGCCATCCCACCATGCCGCGCGCGTCTCTCTTCGGCGGCTCCTGGCTCGACGGCGGCTGCGCGGGATCGCGTTGCGCGAGTCTCGTCTACTGGCCGGACTACTCGCTCGACTGTTTCGGCGCGCGCGGGCGCAGTGACCACCTGCAACTTGCATAGCCGCCGCGACAGCGGCGGCAGGATTCCTGCCCGATGATCACCAGG